CACTCGTAAGAAAGTTGCAAAGGCAGAACAAACATTACGTTCTGCTAAGATGTCTGCAGAAAATACAAAAAAGAAACTGTTAACTATTGATAAAGCATTAACAGGAAAAGAGACACAACTACTTACTGAGGACATAATCGAGAGTGCTCCCAAAACAGTACAAGAGCACATAAACCAGCAAGAGGTAATCTTTAAACCTAACTCAGGTCCACAGACACAATTTCTTGCAGCTTCTGAAAGAGAAGTATTTTATGGTGGAGCAAGAGGCGGTGGTAAATCATATGCGATGCTAGTAGACCCGCTTCGTTATTGTTCCAAAGCTCACCACAGAGCACTCCTAATAAGGCGGACAATGCCAGAGTTAAGAGACTTAATCCAAAAGTCTCAGCTATTATACTCGAAAGCATTTCCAGGAGCAAAATGGAGAGAACAAGAAAAAGAATGGCGATTCCCATCAGGGGCAAAGATAGAGTTTGGTTACGCAGAGAACACAACAGACGTTTTGAGATACCAAGGTCAATCATACACATGGATAGGAATAGACGAACTTCCACAATATCCTTCGCCAGATATATATAATTTTTTAAGATCTTCTTTAAGATCTGTTGATACAGATATACCTGTTTATATGAGAGCTACAGGTAATCCAGGAAACGTAGGTTCACAGTGGGTACGAGAAATGTTTGTAGATCCATCTGAACCAAATACAGCGTTTGATATAGGGATAGATACACCTAATGGAAAAAAATATATTAGTAGAAGATTTATTCCAGCTAAGTTACAAGACAATCCCTACCTTATGCAAACTGATGATTATTATATCATGCTTGCATCTTTACCTGAAGTACAGCGTAAACAATTTTTAGATGGAGATTGGGATGCCTATGAAGACTCAGCTTTTCCAGAATTTAGTAAAACAACCCATGTTGTTGAAAATTTTGAAATACCTAGAGGATGGTATAAGTTTCGTTCTGCTGACTGGGGTTATTCTTCTCCTGCTTGTGTTTTATGGTTTGCTGTTGATTACAATAATAATCTATGGATTTATAGAGAATTGTATACTAAAAAAGTTACAGCAGATAATTTTGCACGTCAAGTCTTAATGCTTGAAAATGGAGAGTATATACACTATGGTGTATTAGATTCTAGTACTTGGGCAAAAAGAGGTGATGTAGGTCCTAGTATTGCAGAGACAATGATACGAAATGGATGTAGATGGAGACCATCAGATAGATCACCTAAAAGTAGAATTAATGGTAAATTAGAAATTCATAAACGTTTAAGAATAAATGATAAAGAACCTGGTATTAGAATTTTTAAAAATTGTAAAAATTTAATTAGAACTTTAAGTTCATTACCAACAGACGATAGAAACCCCGAAGATGTAGATACGAATGCAGAAGATCATGCATATGATGCATTACGTTATGGTTGCATGAGTAGACCTACACATCCTAAATTTGCAGAAAGATTTAGACTTTCAACTACTCAAGATAGCTATCAAATGGCTGATAATAAATTTGGATACTAATGCCACTAAATAAAAAAGGTAAAAAAATTAAAAAATCTATGGTAAAACAATACGGCAAGAAAAAAGGTGAAGCCGTATTTTATGCTATGGAAAATTCGGGAAAACTAAAAAGTGTCAAAAAGAAAACTACCCGAAGTTAATAAAAAAATTTTCCCATATGATTTAATAATTGCTTGGTGGGAAGATATCGTTGCTGATTCTATTTGGGTTGATATACCTGATATAAAAAAATCAACTACAGCAGTTTGCTGTACAGTTGGTTGGCTTATGAAACAAGATGATAAAGTTACAATCTTAATGTCTGATTTTAATTTTGAATCAAACAATGAAATAAAACAAGGTGGTGGACATACTACTATACCTACTAAAAATATATTAAAGATTAAAAAAATAAAAATATAGGAGATAACAATGGAAGCTAAATTTGATCCAAAGGCTAAAGTTAAACAAGGTCAATTAAGTGATACACCTGAAGGCAAACAGCCTAACAGGGAACACACTAATATTGATTTTTCTCAGCATACACATAGAAAGCAAGAACCTTTTGAGTACGATCCAACTGTACCAAGTAAACCTGGTGCAGAACATGTTCAAGATTCTTTGTTTAAAATGGCTGACGAAAAAGATTATTAATGAGTCTTGGACCCAAAAGTAATTTTGTACCTGTCATCTATGCAGGCACTAAAAAGAAAACTAAAAAAATTAAAAAGAAAACTAAAAGGAGAAAACCCAAATGATGAAAAGATACATGCACGGAGAACTAGCACCAGACGCACCAAAAGCACCTAATGCTCCACTAGCAATAGATCCTAATTCTAAAGTGAATCAAGGAGCTACAAGCGGTGATGGTAATGACGCTAAAGGTAAGTCAAAGTCAAAAGTAGATCCAGCAATCTTTAGAATGGCTGAAGAAAGAGATTACTAATTTATTTAAATGGAAGAAGATAAAACTAAAAATGGCGGCTACGAAGCCGAGGGGAATCCTTTAGTCGGTTTAATACGAAGTAAGTTTCAACAAGCTGAAACATCTAAAGTCTATGATGAAAAAAGATGGTTAAAAGCATATAGAAACTATAGAGGATTATATGGACCTGAAATGGCGTTTCGTGAAAACGAAAAGTCAAGAGTATTTGTTAAAGTAACAAAGACTAAAGTACTTGCTTCGTTTGGTCAAATTATAGAAGTTTTATTTTCTCAAGGTAAGTTTCCATTAGGAGTAACTCCTACATCAGTACCAGAAGATATAGCAGAAAAAGCACATTTAGACCCACAACAACCACAGCAACCACAAGAACCAATGAGTCCTTATGGATTTAATGGTGATGGTAGAGCTATGCCACCAGGTGCTACAGCTAATGAGTTAATGCAATCATTAGCACAAAATTATCAAGATTTAGGATTTCAAGAAGGACCTGCTAATCGTGGTGAACCACAAATTGAACCTGCAAGAAAAGCTGCAGAGGCAATGCAAAAATTATTACATGATCAATTAGAGGAAAGTAAAGCTATTACAATTATGCGTCATGTATTTTTTGAAATGGCATTACTAGGAACAGGAATATTAAAAGGTCCATTTACAGATTTAAAAGAATATAACTCATTTGAAAGTGGTGAAGATGAAGAAGGTAATGAAATTAATGTACAGATTAAAAAAGTAAAAACAACTCCAAGTATTGAAGCAGTATCATGTTGGGATTTTTATCCTGATCCAAATGCTACAAATATAAGTGATTGTGATTATGTAATACAGAGACACTCATATAATAAACAACAATTTCAAGATTTAGCAGAAAAACCAATGTTTAATGCAGATGCTGTTATGGAATGTTTAGAGATGGGTCCTAATTATCAAACAAGAGGATTTGAATCTTCTTTGTATGATAGAGAAAATATTACAAGTATTTATAAAAATAGATTTGAAGTATTAGAATATTGGGGTATTATAGATAAAAAAACTGCAGATGAATGTGGATTAATGTACGAATCTACAGGAGATGTTATAGCTGTTAATGTTTGGATATGTGGTAACAAAGTTTTAAGAATGGTAGAAAATCCATTTACTCCAACAAGAATACCTTATTTAGTTTGTCCATATGAATTAAATCCTTATCAATTTTTTGGTGTAGGTATTCCAGAAAATATGGAAGACTCTCAAATGGTTATGAATGGCCATGCAAGAATGGCTATTGACAATTTAGCACTTGCAGGTAATTTAGTATTTGATGTTGATGAAACAATGCTAGTACCTGGTCAAGATATGAAAGTATTTCCTGGTAAAATATTTAGAAGACAAAGTGGACAAACAGGACAAGCAGTGCATGGAGTTAAGTTTCCTAATACTGCATATGAAAATTTACAAATGTTTGACAAGTTTAGACAACTTGCAGACGAAGCTACAGGTATACCATCATATTCACATGGAGCAACAGGTGTACAATCTACAACTAGAACTGCTGCAGGTATGTCTATGTTGATGGGTGCTGCAGCATTAAGTATTAAAACAGTTATCAAAAATATTGATGACTATTTATTAAAGCCCCTAGGACAATCATTATTTTATTGGAATATGCAATTTAATGATAATGTTCCAATAATAAAAGGTGATCTAGAGATTAAAGCTCAAGGCACTTCTTCTTTAATGCAAAAAGAAGTAAGATCTCAAAGACTAATGACATTTATGCAAACTGCATCTAATCCTGCACTTGCACCATTTGTTAGATGGCATACATGTTTAACTGAAATTGCTAAGTCTTTAGATATTGATCCAGATCAATTAATTAATGATCCAGAAAAAGCTGCGATCTATGCACAAATAATGGGAATGGCAAATGGAAATCAAAACAATACAGCCGCTACTGGAGGACAAGGTCAAATGGCATCAGCTGGACCAGTTCCTGCAGGAGCTTCGCCAACAGATCCATCAGGAGTTGGAGGTGGCAACATCGGAACAGGCAATGTACCGATGCCAGGGGAAGCTGGCTTTAGTCAGGCAAATACTCAACCTACCAGAGGCGAACAAACGCAATAAACAATAATGTTACAAT